CTAGCCAACCAGTAAGTGTCGGTACATTTACCACTGGTGGTGGCGGTGGTGGTGGCGGTGGTGGTGGCGGTGGCGGTACTATAATTACACCAGATAGTTCTACACGATAAGTACCCGCTTGCACAATAAAATCTTTAGTTGGAGCAGCTAATTTCTTTTTCTGGCAACCAACAACAGCGGTATCCAAACGTGAATAATTGGTAGCATTAGTAGTACCAACCTCTAAGCAACGATAGTCATATGGAGTATCTCGTACTAAAGCAGGGATATTGTCATGAGCTAAAGTGGCAGAAGATATAATAACAAGAATAAGAATCCCTATTAATAAGACTACTAATTCCTTGGAATTAATCCTATTATGCTTAATCACAGGTTTGCAATCGCCTCATTACGCTGCTTAACTAATTGAGCAATCTGTTCGTCTGTAATAGTACCGTCTGGACTAGCAGCAATCATTTGTTTATACTGGATGACATTTAATCCAATAGAGCCTGCTAATGACATTAACCCATTGATAAGTTGCAGAATAGATAAAATGTTCACAGTGCTACTCCCCTTGCAGTTAATGATGCCTGTAAAGCACTAAGAATACGTTGTGCTGCATTTAATGACGCCCAAGGGCTTACATTTGGGTTACTATCATCTGTGGCTGCATCTAAAAGAATGCTTGCTTCCTTTAATTGAACCTTAATATCGTCCACATCTGTACGCTTTAAAGGTGAACTAGGCACACAGTTAGCACCAGCTTCTAAATTACCGCAAGCAATTTGCACAGTAGTTGCAATAGTCGTAACTGCCATATTACCAATTGCAATAGAGTCATTTAAGGATGTAGGCCTCTCATTGAAGCCAAATACTTCACACCCACCTAAAACACACAGTAATGCTGTAACTAATAGTACTTTCATGGTTTTCATGGTTGCTCCGTAAAGTTTTCTAAATCTTCCTTATCTTGCTTCATTCGCGCTTCAGACTCTGGAGAATGAATAATCGGAAACAGTGCAGTAATCATACCCATTAATAGAAAGACAAGATTCTCATATAACGGATTAGTTTGTGCGACACCCATTAACGCTAAACAGATAGTTACCAAAGCTACCTGAACCTTTTTGTTTCTGAGCTGACCATACAATTGTTCAAGAATCTGATGCATCATGATATTAACTCCTTTATTCCTTCAGGACTTCCGCCAGCTATCAAATACATCGCAATTGTCATTAATAACAGTATACCTGTTATAATTGTAGCAAGAGGCTTCCCCTCCAACAATTTTTGTGAGGGACGTGTCTCTAAACTGTCCAATCGCTTTGTGTGTATTAATAACACTTCAGAACGTTCCCTTAATTGTTCTTCATGCCTAGACAAAATAACAGCAAGATTACTGATCTCTTTTGCTAACTCCCGTTGATCTTTGTTCTGATCACGTATAATCCTAAGTATTTCATCTTCCATCACGGAGGGCTGCTATAGGTTTTGGAATATTACCTGAAGCTATTCCAATTAATAACTGCTCTCCATTTTCAAGCATAAGTAACCATTTAGCACCAATAATTGATTCTTGAATATTTGTAATAGGATTACGTATGTGCTCATGCGTGATAACATAACCATCAACTAACGCCCGTATATCATGCCTATGGAAGTCCTCTGCCACAGCTTCTGGCCATACCGTATCATCCTTACCTATAAATGACAAACCTTGAGTACCTACTGCCTCGTACAACTCCGAATAAGCTGGATTAACTGCGAGGGATATATGGTTCTCATCTTTAATCCATGTAGGAAATGGGCAATGACGAAATACTTGATGAAACCAATTAATAGCTTCCTTCCGGCTAAAAGTTTGTTTTCCTTGTAAACTCTCTAGTTTGCTTAACTGTGTTAACCTTACTTCACGCTCTGCAGATCGTGTTACTAAATTACGGAGTGAGGTCACACTCATTTAATATTTGTCCGAATTATTTGATCGGAAAATAACGCATCGCAGTATTCATATTCTTTGGAGGCCAATAACACCCTCCTTATTTCATAGTGCACATGAGGTTGCATACCCTTAGCACCTGGGTAACGTATACAAACATTCTGTGCATAACCGATAATAGTTTTATGCCTAATTACTTCCGTATCAATACGGGCAATTGACATGTGAGGTTCAACGTAAAAGAGACGATGTTGTACTTCATTACCATATTCATCTGTACAGGAAATCTGAATATATCGGTATATAGAAGGAGGGGGATAAGGATAGCCGATCTTGGAAACTTTACCTGTTACTGGTGAAAGAATATTTTGACCAGGTACACACAGGAAGTCAACACCTAAATGCTTTCTATTACCCCGAGGAGAACCAAACCTACCATCACCAGCGGTATCACTCCTTAGTTGCATCATTGACTGAAGCATAAAATTACAACTGGTCAATTTGTTATATTTTAAGTGAAACTTCAACTAAAATCAAGGTGCCTTAAAAATAATCTTAAATCACCTCACCCACCCTCGAGAACCGTCCTTAAGGGCTACGTTAAATGACGAGTTATAGTTATTCGGCAGCTATTTTATCCTTCTCCACTTGGGTCATCCCATCCTCAATAGCATTAGGGTCTGTATTAGTATCAGAATTAGGATCCACTGGTGGTAAGATCAAATCCGATTCTGCTAAGTCACCTTCAAGGCCAATTAAAGTCCTCGCTTCCACTCTAGAAGTAAGCTGCATTGGAGACATATTACCAGTCTGTCGTGAAATATTACCAATAGCTCTTGCGGTTTGAGCCATTGTTTGGCTAGCTTCCAGTGGAGACATAATGAATGCTTCAGGCCATTTAAAAGTGATTTCACCTTGTTCAATAATGCCTAAAATCTGCAACTTAGTGATAACAGGCTTAAGTAAACGGGGTTCAGCAAACAATTTACGCCTTTCCGTCAAACGTTCTGCCCAGTTACCACGATCTTGTTCGGATGCAAGCTGACCTGCCTCAGATCCCAATAAGATACGTTGTGGTATACCAGTACTTCCAGAAATGAGGGAGATAAGCATCCCAAACACTTCCTTAGGATTAGGCGTATCCGCTTCCAGAACTTTAAGATCTACACCTCTGGTACGAATGAAACGTCGAAGCTGGTGTTGATACTCATCAATTTCGTCTGCAAGTGCTTTAGCATCCTCAGGATCTAATTCCATCTCCTTATCAATATTTGCTTGCATACCCTTATCAGCAGTAAGCCAATATGTTTCTGCAGTACCACCAGCTACCTTCAGAAGATCATCCAATAGGTTAAAGATCTTTTCAATAGTAGGGGTACCAATGATATCATTGTCTAAGGGGTTTTCCACGATGTGGATAGCCCTTGAAGCATGGATTATAACATCTGTGGTTGAGCTAAGATGGTTGGTTTTACTGTCACTGCTTTGAGGATCCAATAAAACTGCTTTGTACTTCTCAGGCATACCAAAATTAGGGCTAGAAGGGTCGCTATTAAGCACCATTTCATTAATTGAGCGTGCACCAAAAGGTTTAATCCAAATAAGGTCTTCAAAGGACACTCTACCTGTAACAGTACTGTCTAATTTACCACCTCTACCATTCAACCCAAATACCAATAGGGAATAAGCACCTAACCGACAGAGTTTATCTGCACGATTGATTGCTGACCACATATTGAACTTTTGCACCAATTGCTTCCATGCTTCTGGCTCAGAACCGCCTACGAGCACTTGAGGAGGATTTGACCATAAAGCATCTGCAGGGGCATCAATGATACGACCAGTAATATCTTGTCTTTGATATTTAGCAAGGAAATCATTATCATCAAGTTTGGTCTTATACCCAAATACCTTATATAAATCCCTTGCACCTTCAAATCTAAGTCCTGCCTTCTGTGCTAATTGCATCCGTTGAAGTAATGCACTTGCTGTTTTTAAGCCCACCACTTTTTCTACCATGTTACACCTTTGCGTTGATTGGCTTTCTTCTGTAGATTGCCAAAATGTTTACTACGTAATCCACTAATACTGTCTTGCATCTGGGAATCTCTTCCCCAAGTAACACCTTTGAACTTAGTCCTTACAAGCTTATGATAACCTAATGCTAAAGCACTGATCTGGTCATCATGATCTCCCATTGGGAATGCATTAACTTCCTTCCTAAGGGCTTCATTCCAACCTGCCCTTACCATAAATACATTCCCACGTTCAACCGCGGCTAAAAACGGTTGAGCTCTCACCTCAATTCTACCTGTTGGTTTTTCACCCCTAAAAGAGAAACCCTTAAGCACTTTAGTCTCGTAAGTCTCAATTACCGTCTTGCCAGAGGATCCAGGTTCTTGTTCCATCCATATTGAGACACCATTACCGTCCTCCATTGCTGTTCTTTCTATATTATCCTGCGTTGTAGCAGGTTTTTCGCGGAAATGCTGCATATCCAGAATATAAATATTGTCACTACCAGCTTTTGCATGTACAGCAAGCTTGGGTCCAGCAGTGTAGTCACCTTTATCTTCGGAACTCGCCAAATCCCATGATCTGACGTATTTTAGGTTGTTTGGGTGAGGTAAATCCTCAATATCTATGACTTTTAGCATGTTTCCAAGCTGGAAATCGCTCATAGATTCCAAGGGATTCTGCTGGTACATAGCCTCCCACCAATAAGTACCGAGCGCATCCTTAATCTTTTGTAGCTCCTCTACAGGATATCGCTCTGGCCACAATGGTTCACCTACTTGACGTCCTAATACATCATTTTTACCAGCAAATGCAGATAATTTGATAACAATCCAGTTTTCGTTAGGCATTTCGCTCAAACAACGCCCAATTAGGTCATCTAAGTCCCATCTTGTGGCCGTTATCACCATATTTCCACCAGGTTCTAGTCGCGTATATGCAGTTGACTTGAACCATTCCCACGTTTTATCACGCTGGTTCTTGCTTAATGCATCTTCAGCATTCTTGATATAGTCGTCAATAAGCATTAAATGTGCACCACGTCCTGTGATTACACCACCAATACCAGCTGCTGTCATCCCACCACCAGCGGTAGTAACAAAGCGTTCTACACGCATCCTATCAGGGACTATTCGTGTTGTGAGCAAATGGGAATAATCTTCGTGAGTAAAATGGTTCCTTACACGAAATGAGAAGTCAGTGGAAAGGTCTAGTCCATACGATAAAAGCATGACAAAGAGTTCCGGCCACTCTTCTAAATGCCAAGTTGATGTATGAACACTTAAAAACTCACTTTTGCCATGACGAGGAGGCATCGATACTAAAATACGTGCTCCACCCTTACGGATCTCACGTGCAATAATATTTGACAAATGTAAAAGGTGCTTTGCAGGGATCCATCTGCCACCAGTGATCTTATGTGCACAAGTAGCTGGAGTTAACCTCCACCCATTTGTGATCAGATCTTGTAAATCTTCCGGTGACAAACTCATTGTGATTCCTCAGTACGCAAGTACAGTAACAGTAAAGTAATAGTATACTAGTCTTAATACTTTGCACCTTTAACCAAATTCTCCAAACCAGGGATAGCACGTAAGTTTGAAGGCTTCCAACATTCACGGAATTGCTCCCAATCAACCCCACCATCATCACTAACAACCTTATATAGCATCAAAGGTTTGATATGGTCGATGTGATAGCCTTCCTCTAATGCATCCCCTAACTTTCGATCATTCCCTTCACGACTCTTAAGTTCTTCCCTTAGGATGCGTGTAAGCTTCTCAAAGGTATACCCTAAGTACTTTTCTAGATCCCCAACGAATCCAAGAGGCGCACATGCTCCTAACTGTGTGAGGCAACGTGTCGCTGTGTGGTGTCTAAGCCTCTTTACAGGATCCGCAAACTTAGTCTTATCCAACATTTCACGTTTGCACACCTTACAGATCGTCTGGTATTCACCTTCTCCATGAGCACCAAAGTCTTGTTTAGTGATTTTCCACTCACGGCACTTGATACATTTACGATGCGTCCTAAAGGAAAATCCAGGCGGCTTCGACTGTGCCTAAGATTGTGGTTGTGATTCCTCTGTACCCAAGTCCATATCTAAGTTCGTACTCAAGTCCGTATGCGTATTTGTATCCGCATCATCCTTACTTATAACTGTAACTACACCTACACCTACACCTACATCAGAACCACTGCGTGTAACTTTAGGGGCAGAGGTTACCTGAGGAGTCACAATGGGAGAAGCAAACCAATTATCCATTC